TAAACGAACGTTTGAATCTGAGGTGAGTGTTGCTCCTACACCTGATGTCCCATTGCTGTAAGTCGGAGAGTTGGGAAGTGCGGCAGCGGTGCCCAACTTCACGGCTTCATGCCAGTGAACGACTTTCTCAGGGGATCCCCATTTAACACCACCACTTTGAGCGCTATCAGCGATAAGAACTTGTCCATTCGAGCCAACGGCGACTCGGTCGACAGTGTTATCGGCGGTTCCTAAAATAAGGTCACCTTTAGCATCAACGAGGGCAGTGTCAATTGCACCTAACCCGCCGTATCCAAGTGACGTCCAAGCAGTGCTACCGTCACCGATCTTATACTTCCTAGTGTCCGACTCGATAGCGAACTCACCGTCGCTCAATGTCGGATTGTTAGATGTCCAGTTGGATGCTGTGTCCCTTCTGAACTGAATTTTTGCTGCCATTTTGTTCTCCTAGAGTGACGCGCCGTTAGCGCCACCATCTGCTGATATTAGATAATGAACTGAGTCTGAAGCATTCCCACCATCAGCGCTAGTCGTCGATGGGATATTGCTTTCGTTCCAAGTGCTATCTGCTCTGAAATACAGAGACTTGTTTGTTGTGTCCACTGCTAAAGCACCATCAGCCAAAGTGTCGGTTGGTGCACCTGAAGTGGTGAGAGTAATAAGACCAGCAGCACCCTCGAAAGTATCATCAGTTTTCAGGGCGTTTGCCGCTGAACGATACAAAGTGACATCACCGGCGCCAGAGCCGGATCCCCAAGTCAACTTTCCACCAGCATCAACTGCGATTCTGGCATTGGAGTCGCCAGAAACGAAAACGTCTATCGCTGTCGATGCAGCGGATGCAAATGTCTGAGCGGTTATCCGCTCTACAAACTTGGGCATAGCCTCAACTATTCCTCTTTTTAATTGGCCCCTGCCCTACCCCGCAAGGTAGTTATGGGGAATGGACTAACCGATAACCACCACTTTATATGCGCTGGATGCCGGAGCCGATGCGAATGAAACTGTCACCTGGCTGGTGGAGTTCCGTGTCACATTGGCAAAAACTGTGTCGTTAGTGGATGCGTCGTAAACCTCAACCATGACATCCATGGTTGACCTGTTATGTGTTATAGCGAACGATGTAGAAGAACCGTCACCGATAGTTGCAGTGACTTTTTCCATGATGCCAAGGTTTGCCCTGGCATCTCCAGCAGTAGAGGCCCCAGTACCACCATGGGCTACCGCAACGTCGGTTGCAGCCCATGTACCTGAGGCGATAGTGCCGACCGAAGTAAGTGATGAGGTCGTGACACCAGAACCAAGCGTAGTTGCACTCAGAACCGAAGTATTATTGATCTTAAATTCTTTACCCGCAGCAGCATTAACATGCTCGGAAAAATCCCATGAATCAGAATCGTTTTCCCACAGGATAGTTTTATCAGTGGCACCTTTCAGGGTGATACCGCCGCCATCAGCGGTGATATCAGTTGGGGAGCCGATAGAACCAAGTTCGAGGTTCTTGTCGTCAACTGTAAGAGTGGTGGAGTTGACCGTTGTGGTCGTTCCGTTAACAGTCAGGTTCCCCGTAACAGTCAGGTGTTGTCCGATTGTTACATCATCAGGAAGCCCGATAACAAGGGTTCCTGACCCATCTGTATAAGTAACCGATACTTCATCTGCTGTTCCCGAGATAAGGGCCCCAGCAACATCCTCTACGGCTTCTTGAAAATCTGTAACTTGAGTATTCGGGATTGCTATGTTGACATCAGCGGCAGCAGTTAAACGACCTTGAGCATCAACAGTGAAAGTTGGGATTGCAGTAGCGCTACCATAAGAGTTAGCGGTAACCGAAGTATCCGCAATATTTATCGTAACGTCTCCCTGGACCCCACCTCCCGAGAGCCCCGTGCCCGCCGTGACAGATTCGATATCGCCTTCAGCGAGGTTTATCCATGAACTCCCATTGTAAAAATTGAGGGTATTGTTCGTGGTGTTGTAGTACATCTGCCCAGTGACAGGCGTGCTAGGAGCGCTAGCAAGATTCTCTATCCGAGGCTTGATTAATTGATTTTGATTTAGGTCAAGATTGACCAAATACTTCGGCATCTAGGCTCCTAGTAAGCGTATAAAAAAAACGATTCTCTACTAAGAAAGATACGCCTTTCCGCCGAACGATTGTGCGAAGGTAATCGTTAGTGCATCTGCACTTGTGTACGTCACGTCCCCGTAGCAGACATTATCGGACGTATCGACCACAAAAACACTGGGTCTGAACCCAAGATTATGGGTTACCGACCAACTAGTAGAGGGTGTCTCCTGCGTATGTGTATAGGATGTCTGGCCAGCAATAGAAGTCGCAACATAAGCCTGTGTTGCGTAATTGTAAGAAGTGATCGGAGTGGTCGAAGGTGTGATATCCGCTAAATCCAAAGTCCCTGCAATGGAATTTTCTGGCACAGCAATGTTGTATTTGTTCTGTCCAGCACCATCAATGTTCTCAGTTACCTCATAAGTAACGCCCGTTGGTTGAGTGGTTGAGTCGTCAGTAGCAGTAAGTGAAACACTGAAAGTTCCAGAACCATTCAAAGTGCCTGTAACAAAAGTTGGAGCAACAATCTGATCATTAGAAGAATCAGTCATTGTCGTTGAAGCAAGGAACGTGACATTGCCAGTAGCAGGAGTTGAGTTATCTGCCTGTAAATAAGTACCGGTTACGGTGATCGTTGTAAAAGCCATTAGTTTGTGTGTGTAACGTCGAGGGATAAGGAATGGTGACAGATGTCTATATCAGGTTGCACATCTCTAACCACATCCACAACTCTGCATTGAAAAATATTTTTATCAGCGCCAGTCAAAGTCGCTGAATCAAGAGCAGCCAACAAAGACTCAACCAAGGTCACATCTTCAGACTCATGAGATTGCCATAAGTCAACTTGCATTTCTTGTGTCCGTGCAAGAACAGCCCCATCACCTTGAAGAACGGGCCCCCTACCTAAATCTGAGGCAAGAGTGATAAACGGCAGCGCTGTCGAGTCGGGAGCAATATCTCTGAACACACCAGTAATGCCGGAAATACTTGCACTTGTTATTGCAGTTCTTACTGCTGCCCCAACGCTGGCCATTATCTACCTGCCCTTACTTCACGACCTATTGTCGCATAAGTCTTCTTTGGCATCATCGTTCTCAATTTAGCAGCCATCGCCACCTCACCTGCTATGAACATACCGGCAGTTATCGACCGAATCATGGTGTGATTTTGAGGGTTGCGCCTTTGCTCACGCCAATGCGGACGAGGGGGAACTTGAGCCCCTTGCGGAGTTATGTAACCCCGTTCCAAACGTAACGCCGCTTCGTGCCGTGTGAAAATATGCACGACAGTTTTACCAAACCCTTTAACAAATCGCCCTGTTGAGACTGACCGCCCTGGACGCACAGCGACAGAAAATTCAACGCTGTCTCTTAAGGAGCCTTCCTGCATGGCAGGGGGGGCTGGCGGAACCGATGCTCGTACTTCTCCCTTGGTTGGGTGAATATATTTTTTACCGGTGCCCGCTTTGCTGTAACCAATTTGAATAATGGTTTTATATTTTTGGCCAATATGGCGGCCTGCTTTAGGTAAAAACTTTCCACCTCCGTTAAAAACGTTAATCGCGTTAGCCAAAATGGCATTCCCTAGATTCGCATGCTTTTTCGAGTAATTCCCGACTACCCCCGCTGTCATGTCCTAGCCCCTAATAAAAAGACTCTGTAATGCGACGGTGTGAATTGGATACCCGTAATGTCATAAGTGCCATTTAGCAAAGTGTTTAAACCTGAAACCACTATCTGATCGGCGTCTGTAATGGTTGTAGATGTTGGCACCCAAGCAATGGCTTCAGCCTGACTGGAGGCTTGACCCTCCATGCCCACATCTTCGGTGTTACGGATCATGACACGGCCTTTAACAGTCGTGTCACTATCGGAATATGTGACTTGCCCTTCAGCGTTTACCGAAGCAGTGCTTCTACTCCGAATTGTCAGAGTGTGAGATGCACCGCGCATTAGTAAACCCCTCTGCGCCTATACCTCCGCACCCAACGGAGATCTTCCTCAGAAAAACCTGAGGCCCCATTATTTGCAAATGTCATATCCACACCCTCTGCCTTAAGGCGTTGCATGCCTTGGGCATCAGCAAGAATTTGAGACATTTCGCGCGCCGTGACACGAAGCATTAATGCTTCCAACTGTTGTTGCTCAGTAGCGCCCATGCCTGCGGTATAAGAAACGAGTGCGCTGGTTCCTTGTGTCGTCGCAAAAATACCATCAATCCCCCACGTGTAAATATCGAAGTCAGTGAGAGTTTGAGTGGTCTCAGATCCAAGATCACCTATCTTTAAAGAAGTCACCGAAAGAACCGGATATTCCTTTAAAAATATTTGATGTTGGTTTCTTTGAAGGATGTGCGCTTCATCAGTGATAGTCGTACCAGTCAAGGATCGGTTGAGTATCCCTGACAACTCACGCTCTAATGCGCCAATCATCGAGTTAGCGGCGGCTTGCTCTCCCGTAGTAAACGTCTTGTTCATATAGGTGGCAAGATCTTGATAAGTGATGATGGCCATGTTGCTAGCCTACGCTTTCTTTGGGCACTAGTCGATTAGGCTTCGCCTGCTTCGAGGATTCTTTTCGCCCTGAGTATCAATAAACGCTCTCTTGTGCTCTTCCCTCCCCAAATCCCATAACGCTCATTATTCTCCAAGGCATACCTTAAACAGTCATCAACTACTGGACATTCGGAACACATAGCCTTAGCCGCTTTAAGTGATTCTGTATCCCCTGGCGATGGGAAAAATATTGACGGGTCTTCACAAGTTCTACAAGAAGCGTCTTTCTGATATTGAGGTCGCTCGATTGCAAGTATGCGATCAGAATTGTCCCAGCCAGCCGATTCGACTCTGGGCATTGAGTAATCATCGCCCCAAGCCATACTTCTATTTTGGCATGACTGTTTTCGTGTAAACGGCTAGTCAAATAGCGATTCTTGTACTTTTGTGCGTGCTTTTATTGGGTGACCCGTTTAGCCCAACAATGTTTAGAAGGATTCCAGTGCTGTGGGCCAGAGGTGTAATAAAGCCAACTGGCGACGCCCGTATTCGCCTCTAAGTCGAAGATGTCATAGCCTTCAAAACCGGCTAGGGAGCGACGAAGATCCCAGTACTTATGCAAGTGCTGGAAGGCGCCTTTGGCATGCGCCGAAGAAACAGCAGAGTTATAAGTATCGTCGGGAAGAGAAGAACTCTCACAAAACGCGACAGCGAAAGCCCAATCCCAGTCTTCTTCTAAGAAGTACCACTGAACATATTGCTCCAAAGTCGGCGGGTCTTCGTAGTGCATATTCATAACCAGAGCATGTTCTCGATCTGGATTATCAATCGTCCACTGCCACTGCCGTTTATTCATCCATAAACGGGTGGCCTTTTCCTCTCCGCCAATAGCGGCGATATGTGCTTTCCGAGTAACCGGACCATAAACCCCATCAACCCAACGCATCCCTAAATCCATTTGGAGTTCGACAATGTGAGAGCCTTTTTCCATTTGGTAATACTTACGACTCATATTCTCAGGCAAAGGATCCTCATACTCAACAACCTCAATAGTGCTGTCAACTTTAAAAACTTGTTTCGGTTGTTCAGGTTCAGGAACGGTTGTTGGTATTGGAGGCGTGGTCGTAGTTGTGGTGGTCGTCGGTGTTACCCACTCCCAGACAGGTTCGCTAGGTATCTCAACAGGGGTAGCGGGAACATACCCGCCTCCGTAATACCCCCTGAATGATTCGTCGAAGTTGCTATAGGCAACAGCAACGTTGTCTTCTGGCGATACCTCTTCATAAACGGCTGCGACAACAATCGAAATTGTTACTAGTGCAACCAAACGGAACGAAAATCCTCTAAATATTTCTTTCATGGATCAAACAACCCCCTCTTAGGTTTAAGTCTTGCTGTAAGGCCGAGGCTTGTGGCATCAGCCGGATTTAAATGTTTCCAATCGTGGTGGGCTCTGCAAAGAACCTGGCAATTGTCAGGATCTAACCAATCCCCGCCACGACCCCTCCCGATGATTTCATCTACATCTAGAGGACCCCAACACTCTACATCGGGAACTAGATGTTTTGCAACACATTTGTACGCATCTCTTTCAAGAACTTCTTCTCTTACCTTTTTGCGTGACGATAACTCAGCCTTACGCCTTGCGCTGGCCCAGTTAAGTGGTTTTTTCCTCTTCAACGGAGTGTTGCGTCGTAGAGGTTCCCCTCTTTTCAAAGATAGACTCCTGGTATGGGCATCATTATCTTCCTCTCTATCGGGGTAGCAGCGTTTTTACTACTTTTAATTGCAGTAATCCATTACTACCAGTTCCGATGTTGGATTGAAAAAGCGGAACAAGCCGCTAAAGAAGACCCTTTAGAAGAGTCTCTTATGTGAGGCTGCTGACATCTGTTGTTTTTCAACAGGTCGCACCACCTTTGCCTCCATGTCAGGCATACCCGCAGATTCAATCGGCAATATGCCGTGCTTACGGGCGATTTCTGGATCTATACGTTCACCTTTGCGGGCGACAAGAACCTTTGTTCCATATTCAGATGTTTCAAAAAGATCACGGTCAAGAACAACCGTCTTCCGTGATTCTTTAGTGTCGTTGAGTTCCATAATATTTAAACGTACCAGAAAATAGAGAAGACCGGGCCGAAGCCCGGTCTTCTTAACCCCCTATTGCTAAGGGTTATGTGGGTGCTGGTGTTGGCTAGATGCCTGTCACCGTGCAGAATGACTCTGGGCGCTTCACTGCGAGAGCGATGCGCTCTTCAGCAAGAATTGCAATTGCATTTCTTACGAAGAAGTCACTGTGGTTTTCTGATACCCGGATGTTGCCCTCCATGCGGTCATAAAGAGTTGCACCAATTCCGAAGGAACCCATTAGAGCG